TAAACTGTTCACTGCTGACAGGGTTTATTAGATACCCTTCTATGATGTCAACTTGAGCCTCTGTCAGCAAGCTGACACCTTCTCTTAAAACTTCAATCTTAGACCCTTGTAATAAGAGCCTAAGCATATTCTTTAGAAAGTCTCGATAAGTGACATCGCCCTCTACTGTTAAAGGCTCTCTGCTCAGGTCAGGGAACACCGCACGACCCAGCTCTGAGAGTAGTGTCTCAGAAGACATGGTGTCATAAAAGGCTTGCCCGTAAAACACCTCTAAGATTACGTGGTAGCGAGCAACTTGATCTAAAACCACTTCATACTGAAGGGTATAGTTAGGCCCTAGCGCCATGCTCACGTAGTTTGAAGGCAGGGATGCTAAGAAGCTCTCGAAGAGTTGAGACTTGACCTCTTCAACGCGATTGAGGAAAGCCTGCCCTTCAAAATCAAAACTAGAGGGGTCGATAAGCTCAACCGAGCCGTTGAAGATAGGCTTCATTAGCGCACTCCTGTAGTGTTAATGCGTGATCTCACTTGGTCTTGCTCATAGGTAATATTAACAAGACCTAAAGTGATAAACTGAGTGTCGGAAACGCTGATGTCTCTCGCCTCATTAGGGCTCAACCCTATCGTGTAAGTGACAGCATAAGAATACTCCGAAGGATTATCCCCCGTAAGGAGCGAAATGAGGACTTTGCTCGCCGTCAGTCGCTTCCTCTCAGCGAGGATTTCCGCGTCACTTAACCCACCTGTAGGGTTGAGCGTAAGATCATCAGTGTAGCCCTGAATAACAGCGCCTTCAGACCCTATGATGTACGCTTGATTTGAGTAGTTTGACAGGAGCGAAATACTAGGGGCGAGAACCATACGGTCAGTGTCTTTAAAGACTCCTCGATATGACCCTTGCTCACCCCCATTTTCTTCAGGAATAAAATCTAGAGAGTCTCCTACTAACCAAACCTTTACGGAAGGTGTGCTTAAGGAAGGCATTATGACAGCTCCACCGAGCCCTACCGCTACAGCCTCTCTTACGATTTGTGAACCTACGCTTAGGGTCATTTTAGATAGAGGCAACTGCACATAAGAAACACCGTTAGTCTTGTCCATCGCATTAACGATATCTGAGACTCTTAACGGGTCGCCCATCCTCAATGATCCTACGAGGGCGCTTAAGTTAGATCGGATATCGCTATCTACGAAAGCGGAAGAAGAGCCTGAGCTCAAGACCACTACGGCAGATATGTCTAGCTCAACCTCGAAAGCCTCGTTGATTAAAACATCTGCCGTAGCGTGCTTCTTTTTCTCTACCATGCTCTGTAAAGTTGATAAGATTAGGTTTGTCCTATAGCGCACTGAGAAGTTTTCTGCGTGCGAGTAGTCAAACAACACTGTTTGCCCTGAAGAAATCCGACTACCGTCTGTCCTCTGTATTCCATAAGGAGTCGTTGAGCCTCCTTCGATGGTAATATAATCAAGGTCTACCTGACCTGAATAAGGGCCGTAATATTCAACAGAGCGGTCTTCGTTAAACACCCTTAGACTAAAAGGGTTTGTGCCGAGCTTGTTGAGAGGCTCTGTAAACTTCTCTAAGATAACGTGGCTCTCTCCCTCTACCACTATCGGTAAAGCCGAAAGCTCACCGCGCACGTCTTCAATAACAATCTCATCTCCTGATTTGGTTGAACCTCCGAGGTCTAAGATGTTGTTAGGGTGGTTTAGATAATAAGACAGCAAGCCTACCTGACCCGATACCTCGCCTGTGAGAGAAGAAATCTCTTTGACGGGCTGGCGCGTGAAGGTGTGTGTTGTCCCTGTCCTTAATCTAAAGTCTCCTAATATTATGTCTGTCAGACTAAAAGCTGGCTGAGTCACGCTAGAGGAGAGCCTAATCGTGTTGTAGCTTATAATCTCCACATCAGTAAGATCGAACCGAGCGCCTGTCGTGGCGTTGACAAGACCTAGATTGAGTGCCGAGAAGTCAAGCATGTTGACGATAGGATTATTCACCGAGAGGTCATTATCAGAAGCCCTGAAAGTCAAACTCCCTACAAGGTCAAACACCACCTTTTCTTTTACATCAAAAGTGAAGGCGAAAGAGTCCGTCACGTAGGTGTCTTGCTCACCTTGCACCCAAATGTCTACCTTGCCTCCTGAGTGTAGCCCTGTGGCTGGATCAACATCCCTGTTCATTAAAGGATCGCCTGCTGACACTACGGAAGCCGATATAACATTAGGAGCATTAGAGATAAGGCTGTAATAGCCTTGAGTCGTTCCTGTGTCGATTGAAGAAATCGCTTGCTGAGCTCTAATCGAAAGGGCGAGATTGCTCTCTAAATCTAAACCGCCATAAGTCTCTGCGGTGTTTGTTACTTCAAGACCCCTAATGTCAGAGATAATCGAGCTGATCTCACCTGCGGTCACGTTAGAGATCGCCCCTGTACTAGAAGCCTTGATAGGTATAGTCACCTCATAACGATTATTAATAGGGTTATAATAAGAAGCGAACCCGTTAAGAGGGATAAATCCTTGTGTTGTCGTCCTAAACTCAACGCTACCGCTCGACACAATCGTACCGAGCGGTATCCTCAAGTCTGCTGTGGGTTGAGTCCTAGTGAAGAAAATCACCTCTCCGCGAGCGGCTGTGCCTTGATTACGGGTAACACCGAAGTTAGAGGCGAGGCGGTCAAAAGACAAGTCGATGATGTTCTGCACGCTGTCGTTTGAGGGCAAAAAGAGTGCTTGTCTCATTAGAGATTTATAGCTTGAGGAGTCTACTGATACAGACGTGCCTGAGAACGCAGGGTCATCTATCGCTAATAAGGTAGAGAACGACGCAGAGCGGTAGACGTAATCTACGACAAATCGGATGCGCTCAGCCTCTGATGCAAAAGGGTCTAAGAAAAGATCCCGTATTGCAGAGCCTGGGCTCACTGATGCTTGAGGGCTGTTCCTATAAATACCCAGCACCGCGTCTTCTAATATTTGTTGACGGCCTACTACAGGGATGGTGGGTAAAGTAGTGTTGAGAAGTATAGGCTTAGCGGATATCTCTGAAGAGAGACTACTCTCGACCTCTGAGCCCGAAACAGGATTATAATAAATCGCAGTAGCCACGTAAAAGAGAGGCTCGCTGTTTGCTACAGTGGAGAACCTAGCTGAAGGTATTGTGGCAGGTATACTCGTTGTGGTCGCTGTACGGACGTGTTTGAAAGAAAAGGTCTTAGAGATTGAGAGTGTGCTAATCTTAACCTCTGCTCTCAGCTTTGTAATCTCTTCTGAGATAGGCACAGCCTCATCAAAGTTGACCACCAGCGCCTCGTTTATAGAATTGATCTGTGTTCCTTTAACTCTAAGCCTTAAAGGGTCTGCATCCTCTGCAAGAAAGTCGGTTTCGAGAGTAGCGTACTCAGAGACGTTTTCTTTTGTCGCGCCGTCCCTAATAGGGAGGACATTGATTTGACGGTATCCCTCGACACCACCGCCCTGTATCTCTGAGCAATACAGGTTGTAGCCTATAACATTAGAAGAGCTGAGCCCTTCGACATTAATCACAACATAATCACTAAACTGCTCGGCGCTTAAGCCTGTGGGCGGAGTCAGCTCTTGATTAAAGTCGCTAGCGACCGCCAGCTCTATGTTAGCAATCGCTGTAGCTACAAGATTAGAGTCGTCATTATAGCCCTCAACCTTAATCTCATTGATCCCTGCGACGAGCTCGATACCCTCAGAGAGCGCAAGGTTAGGTAAAGTGAAGGTTGTGTCCGTAGCGTCAATAAGCTCATCTTGAACATCAGGATCATAGACTCCTCTTACGATGACTCGGAATGAAGAAATATTCCCGTCAAAAGAGCCGTTTAAGGATAACAGCGCCCTGTTCGTGGTGTAGTTAAGAGAGGCTACGTAATCTTGACTAGGGCTTTGTAGGTATATATTCGCCATGTTATCCACCAAACACTAAATTGTTGTTCAAATAAGCTGTCACACCTGGGCTCGTATAGACTGCTGTAATGTTCACGTTCTCATTAGAGCCGTTCCTTACCACAACATCTATAATAAAAGCAGTAGGGTCATTCTCAACAGGTGCGACCTCTACGCTTACGACACTGATCAGTCTTTCTTTGGCACTCATCGTCTGAAACCCTCCTTGCTGATCTTGTATGTCCCTCAGAGTCTCAAGAGCCCTCTCAACATCCACCTTGATCGCACCTGACACCGCTCCAATAGCTTTCGCGCCTACGCGTGTGCGCAGGCTAGAGCCGTACCAGCTATGGAAGACATTACTGCCCCTGTCTGTAAGCAAAATCTTTAAGCACCTCTGCTGTAACAGGTTCTCGTTCTCAACCTTCCTAATATCACCGACCTCATTGTAGCGGTAGTCGTTCTCTACGACGAGCCCCTGACATCTTAAGCACCTAGAGGAGATCATTGAGTAGGTCACCTGCACGATTAAGTTAGGGTTGTTTAAAGGCTCTAAGAAATACACCCTTCGCCCGTAAACCTCACCGCTCTCAGGGTTCGTTTTCGCTGAGATTAGAGTCCATGCAGGATACGTTTGTGTTCCTCTCGACTGAGGCTGAAAAGAAAAGCCAAGCGTCTCAACGGCATCTCCGCTCAGCTTCAGCTTGGAGCCCCTACCGAGAGCCCTAGACTCGCTAATCGTGACGTAACCGTCGCTTAAGGAAGCTGTGCAGACTCCCTGAGCCTCCAAGGTCACTTTCGTTACAAAGTCCTGAGCTGTGAGCAGTCCTTTGTTAAAACTCAACGTAACACTAGAAGATTGGCTTGTTACGGTCAGCGTTCGGGCAGAGTTGAAGTAATACGAGCTTCGGGCAGTAGATTTAAGGCTCGCTGGAGTCTTGAGCCCACTAGGTGGAACGGTCAAGCCGTTAATCTTAATCTTGATTAGACCTGCGTTCGATACGAGTCTCCTCGTTAAGAGAGTCTTGTTGTCTTCCGCAAGACCGACTCCCTCGTCTACCGCGAGGTGGGGACAGTTATATGCTAGTTGCAAGTCGTAGCTCATATCTCTCAGCGCCTTTCTAAAAACCTGAAGTGTGCTTAACAGCAGGTAAAGAATAAAAGGAAACTGAGCTCCTCGCTTATGTGCCTATATGCTATGGACAAACATAAAAAAGAAAGGAGTTAACTATGACAGGCATACTATTTATAGGTTTTTTTTCAGTATCTCTTCTTGTCGCTTCAAGATGCGTTTGAGAATATAGTCCTTATAGACCGCACTCCATGAACCCTTGAGGAGGAGAGTGTGATGGCTAAAAAATGGCTTACCATTAGAGAAGCAAGTGAGGCTCTAGGTGTTTCCGAAAGCACTGTACGGAAACGCGCCCGATCCTCTATCATACCGAGAAAGCTGAAATCTAATAACCAAGGCTTTCTCTATCAGGTAGAGGTTAGCGGAGACAGTCAAGAAGAAGAAAAGGTGAGTGTTGAAGCTCAATCTTTCTTCTCAGACGACACCTTAGACTATTTTTACGACTCGAAGAGAGAAGTTTACATCTTCCACTCGATCCCAGGTCAAAAAGGGTCAGTGTGCGTTGAGAAGTCAAAGATAGATGCCCTCATTTGGGATTACTCCAATGAAACAGGCGGATTAAGCGTCAATGAGATTTGCCGTAAATACGGACTCGCTAGACCAACGCTTATCCGTATTCTTAGAGTGCTCGGTAAAACACATGACTCCGCGCCTTTCTCTGATGAAGAGATGACAGCCGCAAATGAAGAAGTGCTTATAGAGTCTCTTGTTCGAGCAAAAGAGCAACGTGTCCTCGTAAAGGCGGAGCGTATTCGATACCGACAGCTTGTCAAACAAGCTGAGCAGTTTGATCAGTTTGAGAGGATCATCTTCCCAAGATTAGAGGAGAGGCTCAAAGACCGCCCGTCTACCCGTAGTATTAAAGTAGACCTCTCTAATGTAGAAAAAAGTGATCACCTAGTCATCGTAGGGCTCACAGATCTGCACGTCGGTAAGAAAGGTCTTTTCGGGTGGAACCTTGAGCGGGCGAGAGAAGCGGCGGTTAATACTTGCCTCGCGGCTATGGAGCAGTCTGTCAGCAAGTGGGGCGCTCCTTCGATGTGGATACTCCCCTGCGGGAGCGATATGATCCATATCGACAACTACCAAAACACCACTACGCAAGGCACGCCTCAAGACGTAGACGGCGACCCTATTGATATGCTGTCTACTGCGTTTATGGCACTAGAGCAGATCATCGAAGGGCTCAGGAAAGTTGCTCCTGTAAAAGTCGTAGCGATCCCAGGTAATCACGATAGGGTTTTAGGCTTAAGTGTCGGCTTAATGTTAAAAGCTCGCTATCATGACATTAGCTCCGTAGAGATTGACATCGCGAAGGACGGTTTTTCTTACACTCGCCACGGTAACTCACTCTTGGGCTTTCACCACGGAGACGGGACAAAAGCGAGCGACCTACCTTCAGTTATGGCGATAGACCGCGCAGGGGATTGGGGTGAATGTAAAGGCGGTTGGGAATGGTTTACGGGACACTGGCATGGTCATAAGGTTAGAGCCGATGAGTTTAACGGTTGCCGTGTGTGGACGATGCCTAGTTTAAGCGGGACGGATCGCTGGCACAGACTTAAAGGCTATGTCGGAAATCGTAGGCAAGTAGCACTCTACAGAGTCGATAAAGAAAATGGTGTCGGCGGTGTAGAGTTCATAATGATTGAATAATGTATCTGATATATAAACACGTCTAACCTTAAGGAGACTCTCTCATGGCTAATCTAGACTTAAAAGGCGAAAACGGAGCGCAAGGTAGCTCGTACCTGTACAAATACGGTACTACGCCTAACACACGCACCGTTGTTTCGCAAAAACTACGCGTGCTCACCCCTGCTTATGGGCAAAATCGAAGAAACCAAGTAGGTGTACTCGCCTCTATCAGTTTCTCTAACTCGCGTTCTGTAGAGCCCGTGAGAGGTATCGG